AGCATTAGGAACAGGTGGAACTTGGCATTTTTGTTCAGATACAACATATAGAAATGTTGGTAATAGTACACTTAGATCTGGAGCAATAGATACAAATTACATTTCTTCACCATCACTGCAGGTTGTGCATAATGTGTATACAGCAAGAACAACATACTCTGTTCCAACCGCAGGACAAACTGGCACATATATTGAGGTTTTAGATACATCAATAACACCAACGCGTTCTACAAATAAAATTAGGGTAGAATTTAATATGTCATTTGAAGTTCATCATGACACAATTTTAAGATTATTTAGAGTAATTAATGGTGTAACATCTGAGGTTGTAAGAAATAATAATGGTAATTATTGGTCAGGGTTTGCCTATCCAGGATATGATGTAGATAATGGTTCTACTGCCCGAACAAATCATTACATTTATATAGATAGTCCAAATACTACTTCAGCAATAACATATAGATTAATGATTCAGTCGGGTGGCGTAGGTGCTACAACATTTTATTTAAATAGACCAGTTGGTAGCGCTGGTGCTGCAAACTATGAAAACGCTATATCACAATGCATATTAACGGAGATTCCACAATAATGAGAAAGATAATTGAAATAGCCGATGCTCTAATATCACTTAGGCCTAATAGTAGATTTTCTGTTGAAGATAATGATATTAGTAAAATAGAATGGCAAGATGAAGATATTACAAGTCCAACAGAAGATGAAATTCATGCTGAAATGGATAGGTTACAGGCAATTGAAGATTCTATACAATATCAAAGCGATAGAAAAGAACAATATCCGAATATTGGAGATCAATTAGATATGTTATGGCATGCAATTGATTCTGGTACACTAGATAAAACGTCAGACTTTTACATAACACTTAAGGAAATAAAGGATAATAATCCTAAACCATAATGCCAGCTGTAACTAGATTAGGAGATATATGTACAGGCCATGGGTGTTGGCCGCCTAGACCTAACGATGAAGCAAGTACTAATGTATTTGTGAATGGTATTGGTGTACACCGAGAAGGAGATCATTGGGTTACACATTGTTGTGGTCCTTCTTGTCATGATTCTGTATTAGCAAAAGGATCATCTACGGTATTTGTTAACGGTATTCCTGCTTCTAGGATTGGTGATCCGGTTGCATGTGGATCTTTATCTGCGCAAGGTTCACCAAACGTATTTTTCGGTTAAAAGGGTTATAAATAATAGTATGGCAAGGAACACAAGAACATTTTCAGACTTCGATCTTAATTTTACTAAGCATCCAGCAACTATGGATGTGGCTATGAAGTATGACGAAGAAGCAATTAAAGCTTCTGTTCGTAATTTGGTCTTAACACAAAACTATGAAAGACCATTCCATTCTGAAATAGGTTCACAAATTAGAGGATTACTATTTGAGCCATCTGGCCCAATGCTTAATATATTATTAAAAAGAGCTATAGAAGATACAATTATTAACTTTGAACCAAGAGTTCAATTAGAAGATGTACTTGTTAATGTTCAACCCGATGAATATTCAGTATCTGTTACAATTTATTTTACAATATTAAATACAAATAGACCTGTACAAGTAGATCTAATACTTACGAGAACACGATAATGGCACAACCAAACAGGAAAATACAAACATCTGAGTTAGATTTTGATGCAATTAAGTCAAATATAAAAGAATATTTACAAGGCCAAGATACATTTAAAGATTATGACTTTGAAGGCTCAAGCCTTTCTATACTATTAGACACACTTGCATACAATACCCATTACAACGCTCTATATACTAATTTAGCAGTTAATGAATCTTTTTTAGATTCTGCTAGCAAGCGATCAAGCGTCGTTTCACGAGCTAAAGAAATTGGGTACATACCTCACTCAGCAACAGGTGCTGTTGCAAAGATTAATATTGTTGTTTCAAATACTACAACTACACCGTCAGCATTAACAATTCCAGCATATCAACCTTTTACTGCATCAATTGATGGATCATCATATAGTTTTTATAATACTGAGGCACTTTCTGCGCCGTTAAGTGGATCATCATATACATTTGCTGATGTTGAAATTAAGGAAGGTACACCATTATCATTTAAATATACTGTTTCTGAAGGAGCTCGTTATTTAATACCAAACATTAATGTTGATTTAAGTACAGTTGCGGTTAGAGTACAAGAAAATGCTACTAGTGGAACATTTGAATCATTTGTTCGACAAGATGAATTACTTGATTTAGATGAAACTTCTAAAGTATTCTTTGTTAAAGAAATAGAAGGTGCGCTTTATGAATTAGAGTTTGGCAATGATGTTATTGGTAAAGCCCTAGCAAATGGTAATGTTGTAAATATATCATATATGACAACAAATAAAGATGTTACTAATGGTGCTAGAATATTTTCATATCAAGGTGCTACACTTCTTGGTGGTAATGTTGCAACAACTACAACAATGGCAGCAACAGGCGGTACAGATATTGAAGATATTGAATCAATACGATACAATGCGCCAAGATATTATACTGCGCAAAATAGAGCAGTAACAATTGAAGACTATAAATCAATAATTTACAGAGCATTCCCTGAAGCAGAAACAATTAATGCATGGGGTGGTGAGGATAATATACCTGCACAATATGGTAAAGTCTTCTTATCAATTAAACCAAAAACAACAAATTCTTTAACTGCAGCTCAAAAAGAAATTATTATTGATGAAGTTCTTAAGAACAAAAACGTTGTATCAATTACACCTGAAATTGTTGACCCAGAATATATTAATTTAGAAATTGTATCTACAGTTTATTATAATCCAAATTTAACATCACGTAAACTAAGTGATATTAAAGATTTAGTTGTTAGTACAATTCAACAATATAATGATGATCACTTAGAGTCATTTGTCGGTGTATTTAAATATTCAAACTTATCTACTTTAATTGATAGTACCGAAGATTCAATTTTAAGTAATATTACAACAGTTAAATTGCATAGAGAAGTTGATGTTGCATATAACTTAAATACAACATATGAAATTAATTTAGGTAATCCAATTTACCACTCAGGGGTTCCAGAACAATCAATTACAACACATGGATTTATGATTGCTGGTTATGACCAAATGATGTACCTAGAAGATTTTCCTAATCCAGATGATAGAACAGGTTATCTAAGAATGTATTATGTAGAAAACGATGTTAAGAACTACATTAGAGATTTTGGTGAGATTGATTATGATATTGGTTATATTAAAATGAATGAAATACAAATTACAGGCATTAATACAACTGAATCAGGTTCATTTGAGTTAATCGTTAAACCACAATCAAATGATGTAGTATCAATAAGAAATCAATTAGTACAAATTCCAGACAATAATATCTATGTAAATGTTATTGCAGATAAAGTTGCAATGGGTGATCAATCAGGAAATGCTAATTACGTATTTACATCAAGTAGAAATTAATAGATGAGTGATATAAAATTAAAGAGTATTGTATCTAAGCAGATACCTGAGTTTGTTCGTTCAGACCATCCTGTATTCGTTGAGTTTTTAAAAGCTTATTACGAATATCTTGATCAGCATGAGCGTAGAGACTTATTAAAGATACGCGATATTGATAATACGCTTGATGAATTTGTTGAATACTTTAAAAGAGAATTAAATGTTTTAGGCGGTAGTGGTTTTCCATATATTAATGAAAAATTATTTTTAAGAAAAATTAAACCGCTATTCAAGTCTAAAGGTACAGAATCAGCATATAAGTTTTTATTTAAAGTATTATACAATAAACCCGCAGATATTTCATATCCATGGGATTCAGTATTAAAAGCATCTGATGGTCGTTGGAACCAAGAGATGTCATTGTTTGTTAAAATTTCAGCAGGTGATGCAAATACTTTACCTGGAAATAGAATTCCTATAATAGGTCCAAATGTTTCTATTAATGTATTTGTAACGCGCGTTAAGCATGTTCAAAATGGAACGTATGAAGTATTCATTGATAAGAATTATTTTGGACAAATAGAAACAAATTATACAATTAACTTTAATGGTATTGTTGGGCAAATTATACCAACAACAGTTAAATCAGAAATTATTAGACGTGGTGAAGGATTTAAAATTGGTGATTTGATTGAAGGTACTACTATATCAGGTGGTACAACAATTACACAATTATTAAAAGTTACAAGAGTAGATGAAAATGGTGGTATTACTGGTATTGTAAATATTAGTTTTGGCGCAGGATATGAAAATGACTTTTTCTTATTAACATCAAAAGCAAGAGTAAATGTTAATAGATCAAGTTTTACTTTAGATAAAAATACAACAAGACAATACTCATTACCAGATGATTCTTTTATTGAAAAGTATCAGGAATATGGATATGCAGTTAATCCAAACTATGCATCTCCAATTTATTCTGATACAACATATGTAGGAACATTAATTCAACAATTCTTTGAAGAAACTGGAATTGGTGAGTCAGAAGAAACAAACTTTGCATTAATTAAATTTGATATTGGCGCGGTTGCAAAATACCAAGGATATTATTCTACTAATGATGGATTCCTTGATGATGATATGTTCATACAAGATAGTAGATTCTATCAAAAATATTCATATTTAATTACTGTCGATGAAAGTTTAGATAAATATAAGACAATAGCTAAATCATATTTGCATCCTGCAGGAACAGCGTTATTTGGTGAATATCAAATCCAAAATAATTTTGTAGCAGGAATTGAAGGAAGTATTGAGCTTGCTAAGTGGGTGTCTAAAGCTACATTTACACTTATTGAGTTTGATATACCGACTGATTATACATATGCTTCTGATTTAGGTGGATTAATTAAAATTGAACCTTATGATTCTGAGTTCTATGTAATACCTG